CCCATGTTGTGCATGCGGAATAGTCAGATGTTGTCTTAGTTTCAAACGCCGTATCCCAGCTTTGAATAATATATTCTACAGTAGGCGGGTCATCTTTTTCCCATATCATCCAGTCTTTTCTTCCAACAACAGCGCTCATATCGCTAGTCGGGTTCTGCATATACTGGGCATTCCAATAACGAGGATCTAGTACTGCCTTTGTAGCTTTCAGTGTTTCGAGGGGCCATTGTTCTGGCCAAAGGGATTTTTCTGCGTCTGTATCTTCGTTAAGGATAGCGGGCAGTTCTACAATCTCCCAAGGGGTCGTGTGCGGGTTTTTTATATTGTAGTCAATGATCCGTCCAGTTAAATCGAGCAAAGACCAGCGAGTCATAATTACTATGATCGCACCCCCCGGCATTAAACGTTGTAGTGGGCCAGTTTGGAACCAAGACCAGGCGTTATCAAACGCTAGCCTTGAATTCGCTTTCATGTCCTGTTCAGAATGAGGGTCATCAATAACAAACAAGTCAGCGCCTCGTCCTGCCAAGGCACCCCCGACACCAGCAGCATAATACTGCCCCCCAGCAGATGTGCTCCACTTACCCGCAGCTTTTTGGTCGTCGGCAACGACTGTGTTGGGGAAAACGCTTTTGTAATCATCTGAGTCAATTAAGTTCCTCACTCTCCGTCCAAAGTCTTCCGAGAGCCCCGCGGTATGCGTGGCCATAATGATTTTCTTCTCGGGGTATTGACCTAGAAAGTATGCCGGAAACAGGTAGGACGAAAACTCTGATTTGCCCATACGTGGTGCAATATTAATAATTACGCGCTTTTTTCGACCCTCGACTACATCCTGGAAGATTTTAGCTAGTTTGCGGTGCTGGGGCCCTATCTTGAAACCTGGATACACGGCTTTTGCAAACTCTAATGGCTTATTTTGCGCACCATGCAAGTGCACACGGTGTTCTTGCTCTTCTAAATCTGCAAGGAACAGCATTTTTTCCTCAACACTCATGTCTTTTAGCGCTAATTGCGCGGCGAGAGCCTCTTCTGGGGTTAAGAAATCAAGATTCATTCGTCTTTGTAGTGTTGTTTTTCTGCAACAACCTTAGTTTCAACAATTTCATCTACGTCAATGACGTCAACCTTGCCCATGTACTTGGACAGCTTCTCTCTAATGCGCTTTTCGAGTTCCTCATTGCTTATTTCTTTTTGGTTTACTTCTACGCGTTCGGTAAACAAGGCAACCTCAGTCACTTTACCCAACAACTCCAACGCTTTTAAACGTATCCGGGCATCAGGGTGCTCTGTTTCTTTTACTATTTTGGCCACTGACATGCTGCGAAGCTCATTGGCTTGCTTTACAAACTCCCACTGGTACCCGCTAACCATAGCCACGGCACTGACGATTTCTTCTGGGACTTGCAGATTAAGTAGTTGGTTCTTTGCGTCTGGGGAATTGGTAGTTAGGGCCGCGAATGCGTTGGCCACTTGTTGTTCTTGTGCATTTGTCAGTATTTCTTGCTCGTCTTCTTCGGAAGAGAACTGGTTCAACCAGTCTACCGTTTGTTTTTGAGCGCCCAAAGTTTGGGGGGCATCTAGCTTTTCTAAGGGGGTAAAGTTGTCCACACCAGACTCGATGTCTGGGACAAAATCTGCAGCTGAGGCTGAGACCAAATGCTCTAAAAGCAAACTAACTACCTCCTTGGTTGCGCTGGGGTGAGCGAATGTTGGAAGTATACAACGTTTTTGTTTTTTATGTTACTATTCTTTTGCGTGTGGCTTTTCCTCCTTCGTTTGAGCTATGCGCAAATCTCCTTTGTTGTGATGGTTTGGCCCCCGGACTTAAAACCCCCGGGGGTTTTTTTTTACTTAGCTTTTAGCATCTTGATTGTGTCAATCGTAACGTCTAGCCAAAAGTGGTATGCGTCTTTAATTGCTTTCTCAGTTTGCTGGTAAGTTTTGTTTAGCTCGAGGGGTTTAAAAAAATCGTACATGGTACTTCCTTTCAGTTAGTTAAGTACGCTGCATGCAGCGTACCGATGTTGGTATTTTATATTGCAGTGCAGCATAAATCAAGTGGGGTTTTATAAAATTTTTCCCTGTTTTTGTTGTTTATTTAGTTTTACTGGGAAACTGGGGATGTCACATGTTTGGTCAAATATTAGACATGGAAGTGCATGAATTTTTAATAAAATTTTGCTGTAAGTTGTTGATTTTATACAAGATTTGACATTTTTTAGCTGTGCGGCTAAGGAACAATGATCTAGTGACCATGTCACCACTCCCTCCAACAGGGTTGATACCCCCCTAGTGGGGTCGCCATACAGCCAAACCGCCTAGCCACAAAGCCTGTCTGTTATAATAGAGTCATGGACAGGAAGCTGTCCTATCGAGCCAAGCCTAACCGCTTGGCTTTTTGTTTATCTAAATCAAAGAAGGAGTTACACATCATGGCAACAACATACATCAATGCATCAAAGGGTACAGCTATCACATACGACCAATTCGCTTTTGGCTTAGGACAGCAAGGTCGTATAGCTATCGAGGAAAGCCAAGTGTGGCATGAGCAATACATCAAGGAGGATAAAGAAGCTCAGAAGGTGTGGAGATACGAATGGTTGCAACAGTATCTTATGGGTAATTTGAAGGTGAGTAGTAAGGAAGCGGACAGGATTCTGTCCCAAACTCGTGATGAGAGGGTTGCAGGGGATCGCAAGTTAGCCAAGATAGATCAACGCCAGCCAGCCGTCAAGCGAGCAAGTGCTCAGTTCCTCTACCACATCATTCGCCCTGAAGATAAGCCCACATCGTTCAAGCAGGTCAAGGTAACAGTTGACAAGGTAGTCGAGTTGTTTGAGTCGTTGAGTAAAGCCGAGCAAGCCAAGTTCATGCGGATTATCAAGTAAGCGTGGCAACGAGGCTTCATCGCAGTTTGTTTTTGTGTCTAATCGGACAGGTTTCTGTCCCAACTAAGGAGGAAGCACCATGATACAGATGATGTGGAAAGGTCGTTGTCTACCTAAAGACAACACAGTCAGGCGTAAGAGAACCCGAAGCAAAGCCCTAATGCATGAGAAGGGTGTAAGGCGTATGTATTGGGTTATTCAATCTAACCATAGGAGAGCGTCATGTCAGGCATGAAGCGAGTAGTAGAGGAGATAGCACTAATGTATTGGGAAGGCTACACAATCCTAGCGATTGCCCGCTCTCTCAAATTATCAACCAAGCAAGTCCAATCTGTCGTTAACCTTTACAAAGGAGAATTACTATGAAATCAATCACCCTTAAACCCAATGCTGTATACAAACAGATCCTAGCCGAAGGCACACTAGGTAAGCGTAGTAATGTATGGGTCGTATGCCAAAAGAAAGGCGATGAAATAGGCGAGATAGTAAGAAAGCCATATCAGTCTTTAGCACGAGCCACAACAGCATGGCGTAAACGCATTGAGAAGCACGGCAAGGACTCAGGCTGGGTAGTCATCACCTCCGATGCGTTAGCTTCTTGTGGCTTCATCTGGCTGTAATGAGAGGGGTTTGGGACAGGTTTCTGTCCCGTTATGCACCATAATAATGCACTTGGTAATTGTCTACTTTATCTCGCAGGTGGACACTACCTTGACGCCCGCAACCCTTTTGTTTATGTGCGTCTACCACATTCCCAGCACACCTATATATATAAATACTAAATTCTAAATATATATATATAAGGGTGAATAAGTGGGACTGTTTATTTGTGTCTTACTTTCTTAGTCCTTAAGTTGCTGGAAATCCGTAGACATCTGTGACAGCATAAGGAAAAAGCGTAGTAGTATAAGGCTCAAACACATGACAACTACTGTGGACAACATAGGTATAATTACTGGACATTAGTAGACTTTTATGGCTAAACGGGACAGAAACCTGTCCGAACCGAGGATCAACACATGAAAAAACTAACCAAAGACGCATTTATAAAATGCAAGAAGTGCGGGGAAACAAGAGAGCGAGCTGAGTTTAAAAGACGCATGACTGCAGAAGAATATTCAAACGCCCTAAACAGGCGGGTTGAAACAGGAACT